GAGCTGCTGGTTGAGCCCTTTGAGGTCAATCCCCTGCGCAACGTGGCCCGTATTACCAACATCACCGGCCTTGAGGAGCCGAAGCTCGGCTACACCATCGAGGACGCTGATCTGGCCGACGTCACCGACCAGCAGACCGCCAACGAGATCGCCCTTTCCGGCGACACCGTTGCCTATGGCCGCATGAAGGCCAAGGTCTCGGCAACCATCAAAGACACCGTACTGCACGGCACCGATCTCGATATTGTCACCCGCGTTGAGCAGGCCCTGCGCTCTGCTCTTGCCAAGCGCGAGAAGCATTTCGCTTTCCTTCCCGCTGCCTCCTGCGCCAGTGACGCTACTCACAAGCACATGTCCTTCTACAATGGCACTATCTCCGAGGGCGTGACCACCTATGAGATCGTTGCCAAGACCGGCGCGACCCTGTACGAAGCCATCATCAACGCTCTCGGTGACCTCGCGGATGACTTCTCCGCCAACGCCCGCGTCATGATGAAGAAGGCCGACTACTACGGTATGGTCAAGGAGCTTGCGAACGACAGCGAGGCTCTGTTCGGCAGCAAGCCCGCTTCCATCCTCGGTTTCCCTGTCGAATTCTGCGACAAGGCCACCATCCCCCTGGTCGGTGACTTCCAGTACTACGGCATCAACTACGATATCGGCACCATCTACGAGACCGACAAGGATGCCAAGAAGGGCGAGTACTACTTCGTCCTCACCGCCTGGGGCGATCAGCAGATCCGTCTCAAGAGCGCCTTCCGTCTCGCAGTCGTAAACCCTTAAACGCGGACCTTTCGGGGCTGTCGTTAGGTTCGCTGACCCTCACGCCGGAGTTTAACCCCGGCGTGACGGCCTATACAGCCAGCACCACCAATGCCACCAACAAGATCACGGCAACCCCCGCGAGTGATACCGCCTCGGTGGAGATTGCCGTCGGAGAGGCGGCGGTCGAAAGCGGCAGTGCTGCAACGTGGGCAGTCGGCGAGAACGTGGTAACGATCAAGGTCACGGACGGTGAAGCCGAAAAGACTTACACCGTAACTGTCACCAAGACTTGAGGAGGGCTTAGGCATGGTAACAGTTTCCGGGTTTAGGGACTACCTGAATCCCCCTCCCGATATCACAGATAAGCAGCTTGAGTTTTGGCTTGCTGCCTCAAAATCCGAAGCGCGAGCGGCTGGCGTACCTGATTTTCAGGATAACGCGGAATATGATCTGTTCATCTACTCGCTTGGCGCTTGGTACTATGACAACCGCGGAATGCAGGTTTCCGGCACCTATCAGGCAACCGCCCGCGACACGATGCAGAAAATCAAGGATGCCTTCGTGTTGCAGCTGCGGCATGCCAGAGAAGGCTAAGGGCGGTGATGGCCCATGAGCAAATCTGCAAATCCCGGAGAGTTGCGAACCCCTGTGTATTTCAAACTTCCCAGCCGCAGCAAAGACGCCGAGGGATACTTCACCGACACAGAGGCGAATGTTTTCGGTCAGGACAAGGACGGAAAAGACATCCCTTGCATGTGCAAGTGGGTCAACGCTCACGGCACCGAGGTATTTCAAGGTATGCAACTGCAGATCCGGGAACCTGCTACCATAACCACGCGGTATTCGCCAAAGCTGTGCGATCAAAGGCTTCTGATTTACAAGGGCAATGATCCCAGACCTTATGAGGCGATCAGCTACGACGATGTAGAAGATCGCCACAAATGGCTTGAGATCAAAGTCCAGCGTAAATCCGGAGCCAGATAGGAGGCGAGATATGTCAGCCAGCGTTGAATCCCGTATCGTTGCTGCACTTGAGCCTATCGCGCCGACCTGGAACGCGGTCAAGGAGGATTCCTCACAAACCCCCGCGCTTGAGCCGGATACGTATTTCACCTATACGGTCAACACGCGGGGCGATGGCTATGCCGATGACGATCCAACTGTGGAAGTGTACCTCTGCACGGCGTATTTGCACGCCCCTCTTGCTTCAAACCCATTGCAGCTCATACGCCGGGCGAAAGAAGCAATTCACCGCGCCGGTTTCACCTGGCCTGAGAAGATCGACGCAAGCGATGATAAAGAGCGGCGTATTGTACTCGAATTCTCTGATGCCGAAGGAGTGGATCTCGATGGCATCTTTTAGGTGCAACGATATTGATGGATTTGTCCTGGATATGGAGTCAATGGCCCGCCTTGACGGCGGCGCTGTTGACTCCATTCTTTCTGCCGGCGCAGAAGTGGTCAAAAAAGCCCACGCGGCAGAAATTGGCCGTCGTTTTGACCGACATACGGCAAAACTGATCGGCTCCCCAGCCGTGTATCTGAAACGTGGGAGAAATGGCGATCGCTACGCTTTGATCTACCCGAAGGGCGAACACCACAGATACCACCCCAAGTCCGGCGGCGATGGTGTTGCCCGCAATGCTGACCTTGGCTTCGTCCATGAATTTGGCGGACACGGAAATGCCGCCACGGGCTGGATGCGCGACGCGAACGACGGCTGTGCCGATACCATGGCCGAAGCCGAGGAGAAAGCCTATGACACATGGCTTAAAACTCACAATCTCTGAAAAAGAAAGGAAGAAGTATTATGGCTGATTTTGGCGCGAAATATCCCTGCTTCAAGCCCAACAACGCCCAGTCCGGTGTCTGCATGGGCAAGCTTGTCACGGCGAACCTGACTGTCAACCTCGCCTCCGGCGAACTGTGGGCCGATGACGGTATCGCCGAAGAGCTCTCTGAATTCTCCGATGGCAACGTGGCCATGGAGACTGACAACCTCGCTGACAACGAGGCCAGCGTCGTCTTCGGCGCGAAAGCGCAGAACGGCGTTGTCACCTACAACAAAGGCGACACTGCACCGGAAGGCACTCTCGGCTACTACAAGACGCTGATCATCAAGGGTGTCCGAAAGTTCCGTGCATACATCTACCCCCGTGCCAAAGCCCAGATTGGCAACGACAATGCCCAGACCCGCGGCTCCAGCATCAACTTCCGCACTGCGCAGACATCGTTTAGGATCTTTGCCAACGACAACGGCGACTGGCGCAAGACCAAGGAATTTTCTTCGGAGCCGGAGGCCCGCGCCTATGTCGCCTCCGAGTGCTCTGTTGCTGGCGCTGACAGCCTCAACCTCTCTGCGCTGACGATCGGCACGCTGCCCCTCATCCCGAACTTCAGCGCCGGCGTGACGGAGTATACCGCCGCGACTACCGCTACCTCCGACAAGATCACCGCCGCGGCAGAAGATCCTGCCGCCACTGTGGAGATCAAGAACGGCAATACCGCTGTTCAGAATGGCAATGCCGCTTCCTGGACAGCAGGCGAGAACACGGTCACCGTCACCGTGACGAAGGGTACTGCCTCCAAGATCTACACGATCATCGTCACCAAGGGCACATAAGGGCCACTTTCAGAAACCGCAGGCCGAGGGATATCTGGTATATCTCTCGGCCGTTTTCGTCTATGGAACGGCGTTGCAACGGCCGGAGAGGAGAAATATGGATCATATGATAAGCGCTCTTATCAACGGCATTGAGCGGCCGCTGAATTACAGCGTTGAATTAATGTTCAAGGTCAATGAGAAGTTCGGCGGCGTGAACCAGGCGCTTGATGCCCTTGAGGACGATACACGAGAGTGTGTGCAGAATGTCCTGTGGTTTGCCGTGGAGCTTGCAAACGACGGCGAACTCTGCCGCCGACAGATGGGGCTTGAGCCTCGCGCCATGCTCCGGCATGGTGATCTCACTTTGCGCATGAAGCCCATCGATTTTGCGCTGCTCAAGCACAACGTAATCAAAGCCATCACCGAGGGCTACCGCCAGGAAGTCGATACGGATGAAGAAATCGACCTCGGACTCGCGGAATTAAACGAAAAAAAAGCGCCGGCCGGGGCATAAGGGCGACGCATAACTATGTTGCCGTGACCCTTCTGCACCTGTCACGCGCAGAGTTTTACCGTATGAACCCCGGCCTCTTCTATGACATGGTGCGGATACACAAAGCCAGAACGACGAAGCCCACAGCGGACATTGATTAGGCAGGAGGGTAACTATGGCAACTCGCACAATCTCCACTAAGCTCGCAATTGAAGGAGAATCTGAATACCGCGCCGCATTATCGCGCATCAATACCGAGCTGAAAACCGCACAGTCTTCCCTCAAACTTGTCGAGAGCGAATTCAAGAATAATGCCAATACCCTCGAAGCCTTGAAGTCCAAGCATGAGGCTATTGAGCGTGTTTTTGACACGCAGAAGAAAAAAGTCGATGAGCTTGCCAAGGCTCTCGAAAACGCGAAAAGCGCACAGGAGACCTATGCCCAGAAGAGCGAAGACCTCCGCGCGAAGATCAAAAGTAATGAAGAAGCCCTTGAAAAGCTCCGCGCTTCCACCAAGAACACGACCGAGGAAGAGCAGAAGCTGATCAAGGAAAACGAAGAGCTCAACAGGGCTCTCACCGAGAATGAAAAATACCTTGCGGCTGCCGAAAAAGGGACGAACAGTTGGCAGACGCAGCTTAATAATGCAAAGGCATATCTGAACGACCTTGATACCGAACTCAAGCAGAACGACGCGCTCCTGGACGAAGCATCAAAGAGCGCCGACGGCTGCGCCCACTCCATCGACGAGTTTGGGAACGAGGTAAAAGAATCCGGCGAGGCCATAGACAAGCAGAATGAGGCGCTGGAAGCGCTGGCATCGGCGCTGGCTGCCGGCGGCATTGTAGCCGGGCTCGAAAGGATCACAGAAGCCCTAAAAGCCTGCGTGACCGCATCAGCCGAGTTCGAGGCCGGTATGAGCGGGGTCGGCGCAATTGCAAACGCTTCCACCGAGGAAATGGATCTTCTGAGCGAAAAGGCAAAGCAGATCGGCGCCAGCACAAAATTCACCGCGGGCGAGGCCGCAGAGGCCTTGGAGTATATGGCCCTGGCAGGCTGGTCTGCAGAGGAAATGCTACAAGGCGTGGACGGCGTTATTCAGCTTGCCGCCGCGAGCGGTGAAAATCTCGCCACGGTATCGGACATCGTAACGGACGCGCTGACCGCCTTCGGCCTTAAAGCCGAGGACTCCGGACACTTTGTCGATGTTCTGGCGAAAACGGCGGCGAGCAGCAACACCACCGTGACTATGCTGGGCGAAGCTTTCAAATATGCCGCGCCTCTCGCCGGCGCCCTTGGCTATTCCGTCGAGGACGTGGCCGTCGCCATGGGTCTTATGGCAAACAACGGCATCAAAGGCTCCCAGGCAGGCACCGCCATGCGCACCATGTTCTCCAAGCTTGCCAGTGACGTAACTCTGAGCGCGCAGGCATTCGGAGAAGTTACGATTTCGGCAGCCAATGCCGACGGCACGATGAAACCGTTTTCGCAGACTCTTGATGAGCTGCGTTTTTATTTTGCCCAGATGACGGAGGCCGAGAAGCTGGCAAACGCGGAGGCCGTAACCGGAAGATACGCAATGAGTGGCCTGACGGCCATCATGAATTCCACCCAGGAGGATTTCAATTCTCTGACGAGCGCAATCAGCGAATGTGCGGGCGCGGCGGCGAGCATGGCGGAAACCCGCATGGACAACCTGACAGGTCAGGTTACGCTGCTGAGTTCCGCCTTTGACGCTTTGACGATCGCCGTGGGCGACGATCTGAACCCGGCTCTGCGCTCTCTCGCAGAAACCGGCACGGATATTGTGACCTGGGCAGGAGATTTCATCAATGAGCACGAAGAAATCGTGCCCGTTATCGCCGCGGTCACTGCGGGAATGACCACATTGGTCGGCTCACTTTCCGCGCTCACCGTTGGCACCAAGGTTGTAATCCCTCTGATCAAGGCTTTCGGCGCGGCTCTGTCGGCAAGCCCGATTGGTCTTGCTGCGACAGCGGCGGCAGCACTCACAGCCGCCCTTGTCACATTGGCCGCGACGCTGCCCGATGCGCAGAGTGAGTACGAAAAGCTTTCGGCAGCCAGCAAGAAGCAGTATGACGACCTGCAGGCGCTGAATGCTGAATATGATCGGGCATGCGAACTCTACGGCGAGAGCTCCGAGGAAGCCCAGAGGCTTGCAGGACAAATCGCCACCGGAAATGCCCTTTTTGAGCAGCAGAAGACGACGATCGAAGATGTCAACAACCGCACGTCGGAATTGATTGATCGGCAGGCAACCTTGCGTGAGCAGAGCGCGGAAACTGCGCGGGCATTTGACACCCAGCGTGATTCCAGCGCGTATCTCGTCGATAAGCTTAATTCTCTCATGTCCCAGGAGGAGAAAAGTGTCGGCACGAAGCAGGAAGTTTTGACCGTGGTGGAGATGCTGAACGAGGCCGTCCCTGAGCTTGGGCTTGCTTACGACAGCTATTCCGATTCTCTTAATCTGACCGCTGAAAACATACGGAAGGTCATCGAGGCCGAGCTGGAACGCGACAAGCAATCCGCCGGCCGTGATGAACTGAAAGAGAGAATGCGCAACCAGCAGGAGATGGATGCGCAGCTCACTGCGGTCCGGGAGAACCTGACCGCCGCCACGGAGCGCTTGACGCAGGTCACGGAGGAAATGAACACCGTCCTTGCCGAAGATACCGGCGAGGACAGCCGTGCCGCAGTTGCCGCCACGTCGGAGTATATCACGGCAATGAGCGCGGCAAAGAATGAGGTCGAATCCCTGACTGCCCAGGAGCAGTTTCTTTCGGCGGCCATGGAGGAAAACGAGGCCGAGATCCAGCGCCTGAGCGGTGAGTATGTCGAGCATTCTGAAACCGTCATGGAGGCAGCGTCCGCGGAAGAGCAGGCGGCACAGAACGTGGCAAGCTCTCTGCAGCTCCTCGCAGAGTCCTACGGGGAAGCATATCAAGCGGCTCTTGAGTCTCTGGATGGGCAGATCGGCGTATGGCAGGAGATGGATAATGAGGCTGTCAAGAGCAGCGAGGATCTCCAAAAGGCCGTCGATTCCCAGGTCACCTATCTGCAGAACTATGCCGATAACATGGAATCGTTGCTCTCCCGAAACATTGACGGGATAGAGGATTTTGCCCGGAACTTCACCGACGGTTCCGCAGAAAGCGCAGCCGCCCTCGCTGGCTTGGCAACCGCCTCTGATGAAGAGATTGCGCAGATTATCGGCAGCATGGCGCTTGTCACTTCCTCCAAGGAAGAGCTGGCTGCTACCTTCGCTTCCCTTGAGACTGATCTGACCGGGAACCTCACGTCGATCAAGGATGAATTCGCCGCGACCGTCCAGGACATTTCCGGCAAAAGCGGTGAGGTTGACTTCTCCGCCTTTGAGGCGGCTGTCGAAACTGCATTTTCCACCATCGGCGCAAAATTTGAAGAAATCGGCTCGGATGCCGGTACCGGGCTTGAAACAGGCATCAAGTCCTCCTCCGAAAGCAAGGTTGCTCCCGCTGCTACGGCAATGGGCAAGGCCGTTCTGGACGCGGTGAAAGCCGCGCTGGACAGCCATTCACCTTCCCGTGAGCTGGATAAAACCGGGCAGGATGCGGGCGAAGGTCTGGCGCAGGGTATTGAAAAATCCAAAGACCGGGTACACAGCGCCGCAGAGGAGCTTGCCCAAGACATAAAGGATCTGATGAAGACCGCAGGCGGGGATTCTGCGGAACTCTTTCTTGCTGAGTTCAGAGCGATCGAAGCAGGAATTCAGGAGAGTATGGCATCCGCCCGGGCATCGGTCGAAGATCTGGCCCCGGATATCAATTCGAGTATGGAGAATGTCGGCTCCCAGATGATCGCCGGCATGATCAACGGTCTCCATAACGAATCTGGCTCCTTGTATGCCGCTGTTTCGGAAATCGTCTCCCAGGCTATCGAGACCGCGCGCAGGGAAGCCGGCGTACATTCCCCCTCATGGAAGACCGAGAAGATTTTCGAACATGTGGGTGAAGGTATGGTTGTTGGCGTTGAGAAGAAAAAGAAGGATGTTTCCGAAGCCACTAAGGATGTCGTCAAGGAAGCACTCACCATCGACACGGCGAGCCTTGAAGCTGCTGCGCAGTTTCTGACGATGCGCCCGCCGGATATGCCCGGCATGCTCCTTCACTCTTTACCGTCCACACCGACACAGTCTTACGGAGAAATACACATCTCCGTAGATATGAGCAA